CTGCCGCTAAGTTTCATGGTTTCACTAAATCTTTCGTTGAGCATGGCTATATTTTTGGTTTTGTATGTGCTCGTGCCGATCTTACTTACCAGCAAGGTATTAACAAGATGTGGCTTCGCTCTACTGTTTATGATTTTTATTGGCCTACATTCGCTCATCTTGGCGAGCAGGCTATTGAGCTTCGTGAGATCTACGCTCAAGGCTCTAAAGATGATACTACTGTTTTTGGCTATCAGGAACGTTATGCCGAATATCGCTATAAACCTTCGCAGATTACAGGTAAGTTCCGTAGCTCTGTAACTGGTGGTACTTTAGATAAGTGGCATTTGTCTCAGTTCTTCAAAAGTGCTCCAACTCTTAACGAAGAATTCATAGTCGAAAATCCACCTATTGAGCGTATTATCGCTGTTCCCAGTGAGCCTGAATTCTTGCTTGACGTAGGCTTCCGTTACACTACTGTGCGTCCTATGCCTATGTTTGGTACGCCCGGCCTTGTCGATCACTTCTAGAAGGAGTTGGTTTTATGTCATGGCTTTCTAATACTTTAGGCAGTGTTGCTGGTTCTGTTTTAGGATCTGCAGTTCAGAATCATTACAATTCTGCTAATGCCGCACAGGCTAACGCGTGGAACGTTGAAAACTATAAACATCGTTATCAATGGGCCGTAGAAGATATGCGCAAGGCTGGTCTTAATCCTATTCTTGCCGCAACTAATGGTATAGGCGGTTCTATATCTGGAGCTTCGGCCGCTTCTGTAGGTATGAGTGATATAGGTTCTACTATGAACTCTGCCAAAGCCGCTAGCGCCGCTGAAAGGCAGGCTAAGAATGCCGAGCATCTTGCAGTATCTCAAATTGAAAAAAACGTCGCAGAAGCCGATTCTGTGCGTCAGAGTACTCATGGAACAGTACTCCAAAATGGTATTCTTGCAAATGATTTGAATCTTCGTGAGCAGACTTATGAAAAGCGCCTTGGTTACGAACTTGAAAAGATGAATTTGGAGCTTGAAAACCTTCGTCTTCAGGGTTCTTACCTTAGCTCTGGTGTCTTGAATAACATTGCTTCTGCTAATCGCGCTAATTCTGCTGCAGCTTTTGACAATATTCAAACTGAAATGGCAGGTATGGAGCGTGATTTCTACAAGAATATCGAAAGCCTTACAGGTGCTCCTAGGTCTGTCGCTAGCGGTGTTGGTTCTACTGTCAAAAATGTTATAGGCTTCCTCGGAGGTCGTTATTTTGGAAGGAGATAATTATATGGCTAATAAAACTACTATGATTCTTACTTTTATTGTTACTGTTGTTGTCCCTTTTATTCAGGAAGTTGTAGATCTAATTGAAGCTCTGAAAGGTAAAGCTTCTTCGAACACTGTTACTGCTAAAAAGGTTGCTTCGGACTTTCAAGCTGATGTTGCGCAACTTGTTGAGCCAGTTGCTAATAAGAATGATTCTAAAAAAACTAGCCGTTTTTTCGGTTCTTGGAGGGATGCTAAATGAGAAGGCGCCGCTTATCTAAACGAGGTTCTCGCCGTCTTTTTCGGCGCACCTCCAGATCTCGCCGTAGAAATCTTAAAAGAGTAGGACGAGGTGGATTTAGGATTTGACATTCTGATTTAATCCTGATACAATCGGTACAGGTGATTAATATGGTTTGTTATAATCCTATTCTTATGTACCCAGTTGAAGGAGCGATTACGAAAAATGGAAAACAACATTATAGTTTTTACGGTAGCCTTGCCTCTCACCCTGAGCTTGCTTTCGATAATCGTTTCATTCGTTGTTCTTGTAAACAATGCATCGGTTGTCGTCTCGAAAATAGTAGACAGTGGGCTGTCCGTGCTGTTCACGAAGCCCGTTCTTCGTCTTCTGCTTATTTCGTTACTTGCACTTTTGACGATTATCATTTGCCATTCGATAAAAGTTTAAGTAAGAAATTTCATCAGACATTTATGAAGAATCTTCGCCGTGAGTATGGCAGTGGTATTCGCTTTCTTGGCTGTGGTGAATATGGTGAACTTTATGGTCGCCCCCATTATCATTACATTTTGTTTAATATTGATTTTGATGACAAAATTTTTCGGTTCCGTACAGACGGTTATAATACTTATACTTCTTCTCGTTTTGCCAAAGTATGGAAATACGGTATGCATCTTATTGGTGAGTTTAGCTTTGATTCTGCTGCCTATGTCGCTCGCTATATAGTTAAAAAACAGACAGGTAAAGACGCTCCTTCTCACTATAAAGGCCGCATTCCTGAATTCATGGTTGCTTCTAATCGTCCCGGCATAGGTGCTAAATGGCTCGAAAATCATGGTGAAGAATGTTATGCCAATGATTATGTCGTTATCAACGGCAAAAAAATGCGTCCTCCTCGTTATTACGACAAAAAATTTGACGAAACGCATCCTCACTGGATGGAATATATTCGTAATAACCGTATTGAGAAGATGCTTCATAATCTGGAGAACAATACTTTTGAGCGTTTGGTTGACCGTTGTCGTGTTCAGGAAGGTAAGTACAAGCATTTTCTTGGCAGAAAACTTGACAAGGTATTGTGACTGTGTTATTATTAAGTCAGAAATGAGGTGATGCTTATTAGTGAATTTGAAGCTGTTAAAAATTTTCTTCGTGAGCGTGATATTTCTTTTGATTTTATCTTTCGTGGTAGTAAATATGCCGCTTACCGTCTAAAGCCTGATGGTTTTAGGGTTATTCGTCTTGATAAGGATTATTTTGTTGTATCATCTATGATTTATCTTATGATTCGTAGGTATCTAATTGCGTTTAGAAAAGGAGATGGTTCCGCTGAGACTTTATTCCATTTATGATTCTAAGGCTGAACAGTTCAGTCCTCCACAGGTTTACCACAATGATATGCTTGCTCTTCGAGCTTTTGAGGGTATAGTTAACGATGATAAAATGCTTATTAAAAAGTATCCTGAAGATTTTTCTCTTTACTATATTGGCAATCTCAGTGATAGCGATGGTCGCTATTACGTTGAGAATTGTGACGAGTCCCGTATTCCTGTCATGGTTGGTCGCGCCATAGAATATGTGCAGACTGTTGACAATGATTCTACTAAATGATAATCTAATAAAGAGCGTATCAGAAAAAGGACGGTCTCGAAAGAGATCGCCCTTTTTTTGTACGCCACGCCCGCCGCGTCTAGGCGCCTGTGAAAGGAGGTGAAACTATGAAATTTAAGACAGCTTATGACCCCGTAGAAGAACATGACCATTGCGGTATTGAGTTTACCATGCCTTCTCTTACGGTTCAGGACGAGAAAGATGAAACTGATATCAATTACATCGTAAATAAGTATGCAGACGGTCAGAGAGGTATCATGACTCTTGACCTCGGCGATAGTTCGCAATACGCTTACCTGCAATTTGGAGATGCAACGCTTCCCGGCGACTACAGTACAGCGCTTGAGCTTGTGTCCGGAGTTCGTGAAGAATTCTACAGTTTACCCGCTTACGTTCGAGCAAAATTCGGTCACGATCCTATGAATTTCATCGACCGGTTGAATGATCCTGCAACGCTCGAATATCTCCAACAACAAGGTCTGTATGGTAGCAAATATACCTTTGATGAACCACAACAGTCCGTAAGTAGTAAACAAACACAAGAAAAAAGTAACACTTTAGAACAAAATAATGAAGAAACACAAAAATAGGCGTCACCGAAGCCAGTTACTTACTTGATGTAACTGGCGTAGGTGACGCAAAAATAATCTAAAACCTAATAATAATTTGCTTTAGGTTAATTATTAGGTTTACACTTCGAAGAAGGTGAAATTTTGGCTCGAAAAAAAATAAGAGTTCGAGGACATCGCTTTAGCGATGCTCCTGCAATGTACATGAAAAGGACTAAATTCGACCGTTCTCATGTTTATAAGACAACTTTTAATTCAGGTAAGCTCATACCGGTATTTGTTGACGAGGTTTTGCCTGGCGATACTGCTCGTATGTCTGTTAATTATTTCGCTCGCCTGGCTACTCCTATTAAGCCTATTATGGATAATATTTATCTGGACTGGTTTTTCTTTTTCGTCCCAAATCGCCTCGTTTGGGAGCACTGGCAGAATTTCTGTTTTGAACAGGAAGACCCTGATGATAGCACTGATTATGTCATTCCTACTATTGGCTCTAGTTCTTCTACAGAAAACTCGCTTATAGGTTCTCTTTGGGACTATTTTGGATTGCCTATCAATACTGCTAATGATATATCTGGTATTAGCGCACTCCCATTCCGTGGCGTTTATCTTATTTGGAACGAATGGTTTAGAGATGAAAACCTCCAAAAATCCGTCAAAATTATTAAGACGGATGAAAATAATGTTATTGATCGTACTCGTCTTTCTGATCAGCCTTCTTGGCTTTTGGGTACCGATGGAACTCCTATTGCTGGTTATTCCTGTCCGCCTCGTGGTAAGCGTCATGATTACTTTACTTCTGCTCTTCCGTGGACACAAAAAGGTCCTGGCGTTTCTATAGGTCTTGCCGGTACCGCTTCTATAGTTGACCCTTCGCCTACGGCTGGTTATCTTCTCCACAGCAATAGTGATCAGCTTGCCGCTGTTTCCGCTTATGGCGGTGATGCCTCTAGTTCTGGTGGTGCAAGAAAAGCTTCTGGTTCAGGATCTATAAACTTTAATAGAGGTTCAGATTCTAACTGGAGTAATGTAGGTGGCTTTGCTGGTAATTCCTCTGATTCGATAACTATGTCTGCCCAAGCCGCTTCTACTTACCTTGGCAATGATTCTTATGTTAATTTGGACACTTCAAGTATCTTTACGATCAATAGTCTTCGTACTGCTTTCCAGATGCAGAAGTTCTATGAACGCCTTGCTCGTGGTGGTAGTCGGTATACAGAAGTTCTCCGCTCTTTCTTTGGCGTAGTTTCTCCGGATGCCCGTCTTCAGCGTCCGGAATTTCTCGGTTCCTTTACCAAAATGGTAAATGTCAATCCAATAGCGCAGACTTCCGCAACTAACGATACCTCTCCTCAAGGCAATCTCTCTGCTTATGGTGTTACTGCCGCTAAGTTTCATGGTTTCACTAAATCTTTCGTTGAGCATGGCTATATTTTTGGTTTTGTATGTGCTCGTGCCGA